TATCAAACCTCCACCACCTCCCCGCCAAATGCTGCATTTAACATTTTGACAATACTTAGCATTTCATCATCAGTCTGAGTTTCTTTAACAACATCGGAAATCAATATATTTTTCAGCTCAGGCATTTCTTTTGTTCGCACTAAAGCCGCCGTATTCCATGCCAGGGTAATCAATTCATTAGATCGCTTAATGTGTCGCTTATCGTACCCTTCCGCCATTTCATAGAATTCAGCAGGCGTAAGCTCCCAGAATTCAAAAGGTTTTAATTCTAAATAAGTAATTCCAAAATCAAATTCTGCGGAAAAATCCTTCCATTCAGGTTCTTCTTCCGCAGTTACTCGTTTTTTGGGTTCGATACCTCATACGCTGCATTTATTGCCTCGCAGACCTTTTCTGTAATATAAGGAATGCTGTCGGCATATTCGTCAACCAAATCGCTGACCTGTTCCAATGTCAAGTCTTTTATTTCCTTTTTAAGCATTACAAATAATACTGTATTTAATGTTGTTACCGACAATCCCGTCTGCATTTCTTTGCCGAGTTCAGGAATTGTTTTTTTAGATAATTTTTCATATTGAATTTGTGAACCCATGCCAAACCGCAAATTATAAGGCTTGTCAAGTTCTATAACTACAAAAGGTATTGCCATAAACTCCTCCTTATTCTAAAAAAAGGCAGGTTTCCCTGCCTCTTATTCTGCCGCCCTTGCTACACTGATAGTATATTTTTTAGTAGCTTTGTTTTCTTCCGTTACCTCAATGGTAATTTTTGTTATACTTCCTGCGGCTCCAAGCGTTATGTCGCCCGATGCCTGTCCGGTTGCAACTACGCTTCCATTAACTTTTATTGTGCCTGCTGCCGTTGGTGTAACCTTAACCGTTGCCGTTTCAGCTGCTGCCGTTGCAATATATTCAAGGGTTGCTGCTGCAAACGCAGGAACTAATGTTGCGCCCGTCATGGTCATATCGGACAATCCTGTAGACCGAGCTATTGTCAGCACCGGCTTTCCACTAACCTTTATCGTGGCGCTAAACGGAATTCCATCATCCGTTGGAGTATCTCCAACTTTTATATTAGTAATCAAGCCATTAAAATCCCACTGAGCACCTGTGCTTGCTGGGAATATTATAGTTGCAGCTTTAATCGCCCTTGCAGCACAATCTGCCACCATTGCAAGCTGTCCGTCTGCATCTTCATGGTCAAAGAACCCTGAAATAGGAACAGCGCCAGCATCTAAAAGCCCCGCTATAAATTCCTTGAACGCTCCTTCGCTGTCATGCGTGGTTACATCTACGGTATCGACATTAAATTCAACACCGCCTATATTGTTAAGGGATGCAACCTGTTTACCGTCCCAATTAAACTTAGTACCAAATGCGTGTGTTTTTTTACCCATTTTTTAACTCCTTTCAAATGTTATTTCAAATTCTAAATCCTCATAAAATACTTTTACTGTTCCGTCTGCCGATTTCTCCATGCTGCTAAATTCGTTTTGCAATTCTATTTTCTGCACTTGTATGCCTTCCAAAATTCCCTGATAGTCGCAAAGCGCTTTCTTTATCTGCTCTGCCACAGGTTTTACAGCGCCCTTAGTATTTGCTTGAGCTGTAAATTGATATATAGGTCTTTCGGTTTTGCATTGACCATCTAAAAAATGGTCCTTATTGTCGCTCACCTTAATCCAAAACACCGCCGGCAATGTTACTCCCTGCGGGATTTCTTCGGGATAGATTTTACTTCCAATCAGTGCCTTTAGTCCTGAGTGGTCTAATAATCTCTTAACCAATGCTTCTTCAATATTCATTAGACCACCTCTTTTGCACTGATAAGCAGTTCTATATGTTTTTCTGATACATCATTGATAAATAAAATCTCAAAAATCCTATCGCCATACTTTATCCTGTCGGTTGTTTTAATGTCTACCGCATACCTTGTCCTAAATACTGCCGTTGTGGATGCGTTTAATTTCTGTGCTGCATAAAATTCACCGCCACCGGTATTGATAATATCCGCCCATAATTCAAAGGCATCTTTCCATGACTCAACGGGTTCATTATAACTGTTATATGTTATAGATTTTTTTTGCACCATTATTCGTGTTCTAAGCTGCCCTGGATTCATTTACTCATCCTCCTTGGCATACCGCAGTTCGTTTACAAAGCTATTAATGATGTTGCGAGCTGCCGGTTCGCTGTAATCAGGTCTTTGTCCTTCGAATGACATCCCCCTATTATCATAATACATAGCCGCAAGCGCCAAAATAAACAGGTCATATTGTGCATTATTTTCAAATACCGGAATGCCTGCAGAGATTGCTTTCGATTTAGCTGCTGCAAGATAATTGTCAACGTTTATTGTAAAACAATCGACGGTTATTTCAGTTTCGCTTTCATCCGGCGTAATTCCATAATCATTTAAAGAAACAGGAGACCCCTCAAGGAGCCATCCTGTTTCTATTTTACTAAATACATATAATCCGCTACGTTTAACAGCCGCAGTAAAGGCAGCACGGTCAACCGTTGCTTCGCCTTCAACTATCAAACTGTCAGGCGGCAATCTTAAATATTCCTTTAGGTCATTTGCCGTTACTGCCATGATGCGGTCTCCTTTCCTTAGGACATCTTAATAGCGTTGGTGTAAGCGGTTTTATTGTCATAAGTGATGGCACAACGGAATGTAACGTTCTCGTCTGCACCGTCAACGGTTGTTAATTCGTTGGTATCGTAGCCGACATAGGTATTGGCAACATCTGTCCATGTTCCAGCGTTGTTGTACTGCCACTTATATGTGATGTTTGAAGTTGGAGCAGTATCGGTATTAAATACGCCGACTGCGGTCAGCTTCTCACCTGCTAATGCTGCAGAAGTTGCGGATGTTGCAACGCCGCCAATTACCGCAAGTGCTGTACTTGCAAGCCTGAATGCGCTCTTGAGCTTAATCTGATGATCGCCCCATGCTGTCAGGACATATTTATACACGCCCTTGTCAACATCTTTGTCGCTGTCAAGCACTGCAACTGGCTCATAGTTCTGTTTTGCGTAGTTGAAGTCACCAACTATCGGAATGCTCGCCTGGTCGTTGAACTCAACCGGTACTCCCAGGACATCCTGCGGCTTTGCGGTAAAGAGCGTGTCAGAGCTGTTGGCAAGCGTCTGGATGTATGTATACCAGTCTGCGCTTCTCATTACAACTTTAGCATTTGCCCTGAATATATCAGGAAGGTCTCCCAGAGCAGCCATGATAGCAGCAACTATTGTGGTCCCGGTTATACCCTTAATACCGTTCATGTAAAAGCTCATGTGCTTATGAGCGTCGTCGGCGCTCTTTGCAAAGGCTCTCAATTTTTCTTTTCTGGCAAGAGCAGATTTAAGCCCGTTTTCTATGGTGTTTACGAGATTGGTGTCCGTACCATACACAACGGTGTCAGCTACCTCAATTTTGACTTTAGTCTTATATCTGCCATAAGTCACAAGGTCAGCAGAAGTTTCTATTTCTTTCGCTGTTTCAAAATCAACCACATCTTCAAGCAAATCTTCATCATCGATTGAAAAAGCAATTCTCGGCTCTTCCAAACCTGCGATCTGCGAAGTCTGTTCAACCCTTCTAAGTGAGTTTTCCTCAAACGGTTCTGCAATTAGGTCATTTGACAGTACGCTCGGAAGTAAGTTAGAACCGCTCCCAAGGTCTGCGGAACCGGCAGGAATTCCACCTAAGCCGGCATAAGTTTTCTTAGCTGTTTCTTTGTCTCCAAAAGCAATAGCACGATAAAAACCAGCTTTATTTTTGATTTCAGTATCTTTTGCAGGGTCTCCGGTGCTGTTCTTCATTTGGTTTTTAAGAGCATCTTTTTGCTGTGCTTCAAGCTCATCATGTTGCTTTTGCAAAAGGTCTCTTCTTTCGGTCAGCTCATCTCTGTGAGCAGTCTTTGTTTTGATTTCTTCCATCGGTACAGTCGGATCCGCTGCTTTTTCAGCTATCCAGTTAGCGTCAACGTTAATTTGTGCGTTAAGTGTTGCAAGTTTTTCTTTTAATTCATATAAAGTCATATTAGTTTCCTCCAATATATTTTTTATTATTTTCTAAAATCTTTGTTCTTTCCGCCAGTTCTTCATCGCTGGCAAGTGATAATTGTAGCTTTTTAATCAATTCAGTCTTTTCCTCTGTTGTCATTATTTCAACTTTTAGATCCTTTGTTACTCCAGCACCTTTTTGTGCCGGAACTGCAACAAACGAAACCTCATAAGCGTCTTTAGGGTTTTTTAAGTCTCCAACACACATCTTGCCGTCGTAGGTATCGCCTTTGATGTGGTCGTTCTTACAAATGGATTTCCCTGTTTCCCATTGATAACGGAAAGTTTCTCCGCATATCGAACAGGCGCACTTCTCCATTTGACAGCCAACTGATACCTCTTTTAGAATCCCGCCCTCAATCGCTTTTATGATTTCTTCGTTGCCCTCTCTCAGCATATAAGCACTGCCACGCAATAAAACTAAATTTTCACCTAATGAGTTCTTGTCCTTCGTCTTTTCTGTGAATACACGGTATAGCCTCGCTTTTTGTGATTCAGCACTCCAGCGGTGGTCAAATAGCATTGTTTTGCCTAAAAACAATTCAGCCATTAACTCAAGACTTTCGTTGGTGAACCTTTCCATATCGCGGTCTACCTCGTTATCACACAGAATTAAAGAAAAACAAAACACCTCATCGGGTGTTAATTCTTTTACTGCGTATTCATTTATTAAACCAATATCAGCCTCTGGATCGGCTTTTATCGGACTAAATGACTTTAGTTTGTCTATTCTATCCATTTTACTCCCCCTCGTTAGCAACGGAAAGGGTAATGCTAACTGCTTCATTTTTGTTACCAACTAAGTCTTCGATTACACCCTCAGCTACGGTAAAGGTAAAAGTCCCTGCCAGTCCGGCGGTCTCGTTGCCAGAATTAGGTGTGATGATCAGCTTGGTATTATCTGTTTCGTCAACTGCTATGGTGCCGTATACTGTCCCTTCGGGAATTGTCCCTCCCGATATGGTCACTACCGCAGTTGCTCCCTCAGCTAACCTCACCGGCTCGCTGGCTGCTGCTTCAATCTTGGTAACCGTCTCGCCTACCGTCCAGGTAAGCGTATTATCTTCTGCCACTCTTGTTTCTTCACCCACATAGGCAGTGAGGCTTACCAGAGTAGGTGCTGTGGTGTCCGCTTCTTGCACATTTAGGGTAATGCTAACTGCTTCATTTTTGTTACCAACTAAGTCTTCGATTACACCCTCAGCTACGGTAAAGGTAAAAGTCCCTGCCAGTCCGGCGGTCTCGTTGCCA